GCCATGCACTAGAGTGGGTAGAAGTAATGGTGGTCAACTAACCCCATTATGTTATTTGTCGTTCCTAAAAACCTTAGGACACAATCTGAAGCCTATGGAAAAAACCATAGACGCGAGCGAAGTCATGTTTTGTCATGACTCGAGGAGTATACTTGATAACAAGTATCCAGCACTTCTAGTGAATCAGCTAGGAGTTTCAGGGTTTGGTCATATAAAACCCCATAATTTGGTTCGAGTTCTCGAATCAACGTATTGGTTCCGCAAATACGGAGCCAAATATAAGCTTCCTGCATTGGTGCAGAAGTGTATTGATGAGTCTAAGAATTTCTCCAGGACTCTACAGTGTGTAAAACAAGCTTTACATACGCTTAACGGTTTTCTCGTTAAGAAATTCATGGCTTTAGGCCCTGAGATTATTTCGTACAAAGAATTGCACGAAAAAGGAACTCGAGTTTTTCGAGATCTACTAATCGACTATACGATAAAGTCGAGAGAGCAAATGCCAAACTATGTTGGCGTTTCGATTTTTGAAGAGGCAAAGAACTACTTCAATTATGTCAAGGAGTATCACTGCGACAATGATCTGAGCAAGAGACTCAGTATACTTGATTACAACTTTAGTTGTAGATCATTAGGTTCGTTCTTTGGAACAGAACTATCCCGATTAAGGGCTTTCATTAACGTTAATCGTAATGCAGGACTTGGTGATTATACCAAGTCAATGGCGTGGTCATACCGCGCTGTAGAGATTTGCCAAACGCGAAATCTCGGATATCTCCCTCAATATATTGCCAGGGAGCAGGCAGAAGCCTTTCATCAAGTGGTTACTAGACCACTTGAAGATTTAACTGAGGAACAATCCTCAGTTATCAAGAAACTCGTTTGGGACGAGTTGAAGGATGCGGGCATAGCTCGGAACCAACTAATGCGGGAAAATCCCGGATTTGAAACCTTGATTAAAGAATCAGTGGTTTTGGAACTGAAGTATACGGCTTCAGTAACCACCAGCGTAAAGAATGGTGGAAAAGTAGAAGATGCTAGGCATTTTTTACAAATCATCCGAGAAAACGGATGGAGGATTCCTATAAGGGATTTATCGACCTTTGAAATCATAGGTCAAACTCCGCTCTTAGATATAGAAGCGGAAAACAACGATAGTGGTATAAACCTATCGTCAATACTATTTTGGTTTGCACTCCAAGTAGTTGTTAACTTCGCAGTGCTGCGAGGTTTATGGGATAGAACCCATTTCCATTTTTTCAAGAAGAAAGATGGCCCACAAGAAGATTTGAAAAATCTTTTTGTCGTAGACGGCATACTAGATGCCGCCGTACTCCTGATTAATGAACCAGGAAAAGGAAGGAAATTAGTAAAATCCCATCCGTTGCTGAACT